TTTTTTATACATATCTGCCCAAAAAGTTTTCACTTTAACTTCTATTTGAGCAATAGCTAACATTGTTCTTTTTATAGCTTCTCTTTCAGAATCATTAACTTTTATTTTAAAGTCATTTATATCTGAAGTAAAGTTAAATTCTGATTCTAGCCAATAAGAATGTCTAATAGCTTTCTTATATTCTAAAAGTTCAGGATATTCATAAGGTAATATGTTTTCTCTCTTTTTAAAAATATCTTGTTTTTCAAAGATTGTTTCATTTTGATTCATTTTTTTTTGTTAATTTTTAAATATTAATAATAATTTTTTTGGGGAAAAAAGGGTTACAAATCTATAAAAAAATTATTAATTATATGATTTTTTCTTTTACAAGAATAATTTTGACTTTTTTTATAAGTGATTGAATATCAGAATTATTTTCAATCACATAATCAAACTCTGCAGTATCTAGGCTTGTTTCACTTGGATGGTCTAAAAGGTTTATTCCAGGTCTATTGACTCTAATAGTAATACCACCTCTAGATTTTACAGCATCAAACTCATTAGGGAATCTCATGTCTGTAATAATCCAGTTAGGATATTCTTTTTCAAGAGAAACATCTTCTTTTGCAACACTGTCTCCTGTAGGAACCCATTTTGCTTTATAATCAGCAAACAAAGCATTCACCCATACATTTGTATGTAAACCATTTCTCATAGCTTCTGTACCAAGTTTTTGAAGAAACTCTCTATAAGTCATTCCCCAACCCTCAGACATTTGTTTTTGTTTAAACTCTTGGTCTTCAAACTTTTCTATAGGAATACCAGTAAGAAGAGAAGCTATTTCTTTTACTTTACCTGCAAACTTTTTTATTTCCCAATCGCAATACTTTTGTTTAAAGTTTTTACAATAAGACTCAAAATCATCTTGAGAATTAGGGTGTTGATACCCTCCTTTATCTTTATCTGTTAAATATTGTATTATTTTTCCAACAATATCTTTTCCTGAACTTGATTTACCACTTAATGCTAAAATCATAATGATATATTTTTATTATTACAATATAAAACTGCTACATTATCTTTTTTAATAGTACATTTATAATATTCTTCTTGATGAATTTTAAGTTTGTCAATATTAAAAGGATTTGTTATTATTTGCATACCAGATTTAGTTTCTAATTCAGGTAAAATAGTTTCATTTCCTAAAAAAATATCTTTAAGTATATTTCTTATTTTAAATAAACCTGTTAAAGATAAATTATTAAAATACAAGTTAATAACATAAAAATTTAAAGTAGGTTTCATATTTTCAATAGAAGTTAAAAATATATCAGAATAATCTAAATCTTTAGTTTGAAATTTATTAGAAAGGGTTTCCACCATTTTGTATCCTAATTGTTCTTTAGAATAAGAACCTAGTTTAATATATACAGTTCCATTAAATATATTTGCCAGTCTTTTCATTTCATCATAATAAAAAAATAATTCACTTAAACTATTAATCATATAATGTTTTATTAAATTATTATTTTTTTGATAAGGTTGATCTAAATTATCATTTTTATAGATAATTATTTCAAAAAAATATCCAGGTTGAAACTGGAGTATTGGTAAAATTTTATTTAAGTTATCAATCATTTTGTTGAGTTTGAGTTAATAATGTTTCTAATTCTTTTTTAATTAAAAAAAGATTATCAAATATTTCTATACTATTATTACTATAAATTATTGATAATTTCTTTTCTAAGTTTTTACTATTATTTATGTCAATAAGAGCTGCTCTAATTGCTTGTTGTTTGTTTAAGCCAATATTAATATATTTAGAAATTAATTCTTCTGTTGTGTATTCTAGCATAGTTTTTTGATTAAAATAAAAAAGTTTGTAAACTTAAAGACATAGTATCTTTAAGCTTACAAACTAAATAAATAAATAATATTAATTAAACAGTAAACCTATTTAATATATTCTAAAAGTAAACCTGTTATTTTATATTTAAAAAATACATTACAAAGTTTTTTTATGTAATTTATTCTTTAATTTTTTTAGTAGTTCTTGGTTTTCTAAAAGTATTTGGCTTTTTGCTTGTTGTATTTTTTTCTAACTCAGAAGCGACTTCTTTTTTGTTAGTTTGTGGAGTTATTATTCTTCTTGATAACTCTATAATTTTGTTTTCTAACTTACGATTTTCTTCATAAGAATTAGCTAATTTAAAAACTAATCTATTTACTTCATTTTGTATAGTTTTAGTTAGTTTTTTATTTATAAAATACTTATAAAATAAAATAACTGTAAAACATAAAGTAATTCCTTCACTTAGAATAAATAATTTAATTAAATTGTTCATATAATTTGATTTTTATGGTTTAGCTTACAAATATACAGTGTTTCTAACAAATAAAACTTTTTAAAATTAAATTAAATGTTAAAATTATTAAATAATATAACATTAATATATTAATTACAAATTAACAGCTAAATTATTTTTTATTAAATTTACTTTATCTCTATTGAGCTTTTCTTGAATTATTTCTAATAATCTATTAGACCCTAAAAATTTAACAACATCTGAAGGATCTTTTTCTTTCATAAAAGAAGGGTTGTTAAGATAATTTAATCTAGTATCAATTTCCAGGGTTAATAATCTAGAAAATCTTTTACCAGTGTCATCATTGTCAGTATATATATAAACATGGTCAAACTTGCTAAATAGTTCATCAATTATAGGTAGCAATATTTTGTAACTGTTTTCTGATGGTAAATTAAATGCATCAAACCCAAGACTATTTAAACACATAGTATCCTTTAAAGAAGAAGTAATAAAACAAACATTAGTTTTATACTCTAATTTAGAATAACCTTCTAGGATAGCTTTAATAGTCCTCCATTTTTGCATAGGATTACCTAAAGGATTATATAATTTAAATAATTCATCATTATCATAATAACCAAATATAGGATTAAATTTGCTAGAAGAATAATTAATAACATCATTTTTTAATACATACTTAATAGGTTTAATTTCAAACCTATTTAAAATATTTAAATTAATTTGAAATTGATTCCAGTAATTTAATTCAAAATCTTCAAAAGATTTAATAATACCAGTATATTTAGACTTTTGTTCAATTACAGGTTTTTTTTCTAAAATTAAAAGAGGAGCTTTTTGGTGCTCCCCCTTAATTTCAGATAAAAAATTACCTTTAACTTTATTACTATACTTTAAATCTAAATTAATTTTATTTATACTAGACTTTCTATCATTTAAATTATACAGTTTATTTACATATTCAATACAATCTAAATGAGTAGGATTAAATGCCCAGTCCATAAATAAAAGAGTATCATTTCTTTCTGTAAAATAACATTTAGGAGTTTTATCATTTCTTAATGGATTTTTAAAACTAGTTTTTAAGTCAAAACTTCCAAAATAATGCCTAAATATTTCATACTGTTGATCTAAAGTATATATCATAATAGAGTTTAATTAAAATGCAAATGGATTATCTCCTAAGGTACTAGATTGAGTTTGAGGAGGAGTATTTGCTTTTATTTCTTCAGGATTAAATTCTTCTAAAGTTTCAGATATTGGAGCAATGTTACCAGAGAATCCACCATACTCTCCCATTAAAGCATCTATAATTTCTTTTGCACCTTTTCTATTAGGATTATCCTTCATAAATGCTTTAGAATAAATTTCCATATCATAGTAAGTATTGTTATCTACTTGTCTACTTTTAATACCACAATATACTTTAATAGTTTTATTATCTAAAACTAATTTTTGCAAATCAGCAAAATCTCCTTTAAATAAATTTTCTATTGGTAAGAAAATTTGAGGAGTATCTCCATCTTTCAAAGTATATTTAGATAAATCAGTTTCCCAATTCATAAGTTTAACAAAAAACTCAACTACTGCATCTTCTCCTTTAATACATTTTCTTGCATTTTCAGTATAATACCAAGTTTTGTTTTTATTTAACACAGACAAATCTTCTACATATGTAGCAAAGCCTTGACCATTTATCATTTTAGTTTTGCCAGATCTAGCAACATCATATCTGCCTTCTAACCAAAAAGTTACTTTGGTTTTTACATCTACTGCAGGAAGCAAACCCCAAATATCTACTCTTAAAGACTTTACTTCTTGTCCCTCAACATTCTTAGTAGTTAAATATTGTGGCTCAGAAGTTATTTGTCTATTAAGAAAAGCACCCAAATCTTTTCCACTTGGGTTTACCATAATAGGTTGAAAAGATCCTACACCATAATATTTCTTAATTGCAGGATTACTACTAGCTGTTTTTATGTTATTATTCATATAAATTTATATTATTTGTTTAAATTGTTAATTATTAAATAAAAATTTGATTCCAAAAAGTTATAAGTTCTTCTTTCTCATTAAGTTCAGAAATTTTAAACTCTTTATTTCTTAAATGCTTACTTCTAGATCCGCCTATTACATCATCTGTGTGATTAAAAGATAGTATATTACTATTTTTATTTTCAGGGTCTCTATACATATATCCAATTGCATCTACTCTTAAAGCCAATAAATCTTTTAGTTTACCTTCTAAATTTAATTCTTTAATAGTTTGACCTGTTGCAGTTACTGATTTGTCAGATACGTGCCCTACTACTATTAAAGTCTTACAGAACTTTGTAAAAAATTCCATAATTTTAAATAAAGCTTCTCTTTTATATACTTGACCTTTGCCATAAGCTAACTTATCTACATCAAAATCAAAAGATTCATTTTTATTTTCTTCTCTATTGTAAGATCTTACTGCTAACTGATTAAGAACTTTTTCTTTTAATGAAGTAACTGTATCAATAATAATATAATCATACTGAGGTTTTTGTTCAGAAAAAGCTTGTATAATTGTATCAAACTCATTAAGATTAGTCATATTAACTTTTGTACATTCATAAAAATCTGCACCTCCTTCCATATCTAAAATAAGAGAATTAGATAGTTGAGATAATGCATGAGTTTTACCAGTTTTTTTTTGAGAAAAAATAACCATAGTTCTTGGATTAACTACAGTTGGTTGTTGGGGTTTTGTGGGTAATAAAAAATTTTCTTTACTCATTTAAAATTTGATTTTTTTTATTTATAAAATTTGTAATTTCTAAACTATTTTTAGGCTCAGGTAAAGATTCAAAACTAAATCCTTTTGGATTAAAAAAGATAGGTTCAGCCACACCTGTTCTTCCAAATCTATTCTTACACATGTGAATAGATCTAAAACAATCTTCTAACCCATGAGATTTATCTGATTCTAAAATTTGATAACCATAATAATTGTTTAGTTTGTGTTTGTAAGGAGAAAATAATCCTAAAATAACTTGATAAGATCTTGCTACTTTTATATTATCTCCTAATTTCTGAGGCTCAGGTTCTAATCTACCTGCTTTAAAGTGATTTAAATCTCCTGCAGCCATCTGCTGTTGTTGAACACAACATACATGCCAGTTCCAATGTTTAGTCATTTGTTTTCTAGCATAAGAATTAACCATTCTGTCTATACTTCCAGATAAATCTAATGGAATTCCTAAATCATTTTTTTCAGGTTCTAAGATATTAACATTATCTATAACTACTGTTACAATTTCATTAGGATTATTAGGTTTATAATGACTATAGACTTCCAATGGACCATCTTTAGTTTCAATTGTTTTGTTAATGTGTTGGCCTCTAGAATAAGATAAATTCCTACATTGTTTATAAATACCAGTAGGATTTGACGTATGGTCATCAAATATTATAAATTTCTTTATTAAATCAAAATAATCTTTAATTATAGTAGATTCCATTAATTCAATAGTTTTTTCATCTAAAGGATTAATCCTTGATAATAATTCATCTTGAGTTTTATTGACATTGTAATATTTAGCTAAAGCATACTGAATAATACTAATCTCAAATTCTTCTACTGATTCTTCTAATCCAAACCAATAACAAACATAATCTAAGTCAGATGGGTTTTTTAATGATAATATATAATCTGCTACGCTAAATACATAAATATATTTAGCTAAAGAAGTTTTACCTACTGAAGTCTCAGCAGTAACGCAAACTAATGCTCCAGGAAAAATACCACTAAAGTACTTTTTCATACCATTAAAAGGATTGGGAACACAATTAATATACCCATCTAATAATTGTTGTTTATTTTCTTTAATTCTATTTAATATTTCCATTAGAATACTAATTTATCATTTTTAATAAACACTCCTTTTTGCATTTCTAATATATTATCTAATAGTAAGCTTCCACCATTTTTTTCTATAAAGTATTGGGCATCCAGGGAGAAGGCAAGATTTCCATTATCTTTAATGTTTTGATGGTAAAAGTCTACTGCTCTTAAAATTTCATCAAAAGATGTTTTATATTTATTAATAAATACTTCTAG